TCCAGACATTAAAGGGGTAGTTCCAGATGGTTGAATATAAGCAACATTATTTTCATTATTCACCCATAATCCTCCTCCAGTAGGAGAATTCATATGACTGGAATTTTCATACACATTTTTAAATTGGGTAGATCCATCTCCAGCAACAGAATATACATATGAATCCGCACCAGAACCTCCTCTTAAATATTTACGAGTGTGTCTTCTCGATTTGTTGCGTCTGTGGCGTAGTTTGTTAGATTTAGGCATTATAAAATAAGAATAGAAATTATATATTTAAAAAGTTAAAACCCAAAATCCAAATTCTGTGTTTTACATATGGACGAAATTAATATAAAATATCCAACAAGAAAATTTGATTTTACTAAACTAACTTTAACATATCCAAAAAATGTTGCAAGTGGGTCATACTTTACAAGAATATTACACATGCAATCTCCTCTATATTTGCAGATACCTAAATGTACAACAAAAAATGGATTGGTAAAGTCTGGGAAGAAGATGACTTGCGAATTACTTCTAGACAATATGAACGAAGAATTAGTTGGATGGTTTGAAAGTTTAGACAATAGATGCAAGGAATTATTGCAACAAAATTCAGAAGAATGGTTTGGAAATTCTATAACTTCTGAAGATATTGATAATGCATTTGGAACAACTACTAAACTTTACAAATCAGGAAAATATTCTTTAGTAAAAACAAACATAAAAATAAACAATACAACAGATACTCCTATTTTGTCTGTTTACGATGAAAATCAGAATCAACAAACTATTGAAAGCATTACTAATGAAACAAACATCGTTGCCATTTTAGAGATTTCTGGAATTCGTTTTACTAGTAGACATTTTAATGTAGAAATAGAAATAAAACAAATAATGACAGTAGATGATGCATATGAAGAAGATGTATACTTCAATAAATGTTTGATTGCACCACGTGCAAAAAATGATGTTAGAGAAATAGAAACGCCCAAATTATCATTGGAATTCGATACATTTCCAAATATTTGTGTTAAAGAAAATCAAAATGTCTTGTCTACAAATGAAAAAAACAAAAATGAGACAATGAATGAACCTAGAAATTTAGGAATATTGGAATTTAGTGTGAAAACAGAAAAAGAAAAAGAAAGAGAAGAAACGGAACAACAAAAAGTATTAGAAAATGAACAACACATGGAAGAAGAATTATGTGAACTAGATTGTCTGCAAGAAATACAGCTTGAAGAAATAACTCTAAACAAACCAGAAGAAATATATTATGAACTTTATAGAAAAACAAAGCAAAAAGCTAAAGAAGCCCTTTTAGAAGCAAAAAGAATAAAAGAACAATATCAGTTGGATGTTTCTGATTGGGAAACTAGCGATGAAGAAGATGAAGAGGATGATGATTGATTTAGTTTGTGGAATTAAACTCACTGAGAATTTTTGCATTGAGTGCAATAAAACCGGTAATGCAACCTACAAATAATGTGTCACGCAATATACCAGTAAACCGTGGAGCAAAATAATAAGAATTCACCGCTTCATATTTCTTTACTGAAGCGTATGTTGCACCCAATAAAAAAGTAGTATAGAAGGCATAAGTAGACCAAATAATATATTTATTAATTTCCATAGAAGATTTAGGCATTATTAGTTTAGTGATTTTGTTGTTTTATTTTGTTTTATCATATGTTTTGATAGTATTTTAATGTGTGACATTATTTTTGATACATATTAGAAAATTATAACCAATTACACAGTTTTTTAAAAATTATTTTGTTATTCTTTTTTATAATGAAATCCTTAAAGATGTTGTGGGATAATTACGGAATAGGTTCAATACTTATTTTATTTTTTGCCTTGTATATTATTTATTTGTTGTATAACTACGTATCTAATAAATCGTCTTATGGTTCTGAAATGATGTCTTCTCAAATGAATCAAGCTTATTCCAATCAACCTTCTAGAGGTGGCCCATATCCATCTAATCCAAGAGGTCAAAATGAGGTATTCTCTTCTGCAAATGGTGTACAATCATCCATGGTACCTATGAATGGACAATGTTCTAGTCCTAATTGTTCTAATCCTAATGCAACAAACCCAGCAGACTTGTTACCTATTTCATCTCCTAATAGCCAATGGTCTGAATTGAATCCTTCTGGAAAGGGAGAACTTTCAAATATTAACTTCTTGAAAGCTGGGCATCATATAGGAATTGATACAATTGGTCAAAGTTTAAGAAACGCAAATCTCCAACTTCGTTCAGAACCTCCAAATCCTCAAATGAGTGTAGGTCCTTGGAATCAATCTACAATAACTGCTGATTTTATCCGTCCTCCTCTTGAAATCGGAGAGGGATCTCAGTAATATTAAAAATAACAGTTATCATGGAAACTTTATCAATCTTTCAGAATCAATAGAAACTTAAAAAATAATTTTGTATTCTTTTCACATATAAATGATCTTTTCACATATAAATGATCATACAAAAATACAGTTGAAAAATATAATATATGCCATTGGGACATATATTATACCATGAAAGACAAGAATGAGTGTGTTATTTAATTTTTATAGAAATTTAATTGACTACTATAAAAATATAACTAGTGTTACAAATAATATCCAATTAAAATATATGCTGGACAGAACCGATTTATTATTTTACGCTTTTGTTGGTTTAGTGATTATTGTGATTTTTAGAATGTATATGAAATCTGATATGGCTAATTTAAAATGTGTAATTGCTGGAATAGACGGTAATAAATATTGTGTAAGAGATAGAAATAGACTAGATGAAGCTGCAAATCTTCTTGCAACAGTATCTTCAAAATGTAAATCTATGGTTGACTATATGTCTGAAAAACATCCACAAGATGAAAGAACAGAAATGTTATCTAAAAATTTCAATCCTTCTAGATTCATAGAGACTCTTCCAACTTCTGAACTAAAAGCTTATTCTGAAAACAAAGGTGAAAAAGTTGCATTTTGTTTAAATAAGAAAAACGAAAATAACAATGATCTGATAGATATAGAAACACTTACATTTGTAGCTTTACATGAATTGAGTCATCTTATGACTGAAAGTGTTGGACATAAAAAAGACTTTTGGGATAATTTCAAGTTTCTTCTGCAAAATGCAAAAGAAGCTGGAATATATGACCCCGTGGACTATAAAAAAAAGCCTACCGAATATTGTGGTATGCAAATTACAGACAATCCTTATTATGATCTTTAACCTGAATAAAGTTGGTTCCATCTTCTGAGTCAAGCCATCTCTTAATTTTTAGATAGTCCGATTTATTTTCGTCTAGACTAATTTCGATTTTAGTGAATTTGTTGTCGAGCCATCCAAAACCAAAAATAAACAGTCCCCTAATATCCAATTCGTTTGTGTAAATTACATAGGCATCCTTAGCTGCACCGTTACGGCAAGTGTGGTAGATGCTAGTGATGTGTGCTGTATTTATCACTTGTCTACTTAACTTTAAGAATCTCATGATTTTAAATGTATCGTGGAGTGTATCTTTAAATACTTTAGTTTTAATCTCTGTCTATATTAAATGTCATCTGCGTTTTACCCATTAGGAATGAAAAAATACAATAACCAAGTTCCGCAAGGTGGATATAAAACTTGGAAAGGAAATGGTATTTTTAGTAATCCAATAGGAATCACTAGAACTAACATTAGACCCCTTACAAATAAAGACACCGGAAATCAGTTTCCAACAGGGTTTGGATTACCTAGACCAATAAAACATTATAGAAAGGGATCTCTTCCTCCTAATTCTGAAGTTACTTCCTTATTAGAAACTGATCAAATGGTTGCTCACAATTTAGATAGACATGTAAAATCATCTATGGGTGGAGGACTTATTAAAGTCATGTTGGATACACCCGGATCATTTTCAATAAAAAATAACACTTATGTTGATGGAATAGATGAAAAGTGTAATAACTGCAATGGAATTGCAGTTGTGAGCGATTGGAATCCTGTGACAAGCTTAACAGATAAACCTCAACCAAATGTAATGTCAAATGAGTTTTGCTGTAATAAAGAAAATAAGGCAATTAGAATGTGTTTACCAAATTCTACCATATTAAATAAAAAATATTACCAAACTACTTATTCTAAATTGTATAACAGATGTAATACATTTAATCAAAAACAATATTCTTATTTGTCTTTAATTGGAGATTCAGAACTTTTAGAAGAACTTAAAACAAATCAAAAATATACAACGGCTTTTATAAATGCAATAAAGCCGGGGTCTCCACTTGCTATCCAATTAGATTATCAATATTCAGCACAATGCAATCCTAACTACATAATTGAAAAATCTGAAGAAATAGAATATATTAATTTAGTTTCAAATTATTTATATTCTTCTGGAATGATTAATCAAGAACAATTAGAAAGTTTAAGGAGTTTGTCTATAAAAGATTTTATCGAAACTCTTTTAACGATGGTAGACAGTGAAACTTATGATAATATATTAAATCAATTATACAACACTATAAATATTTCTTTGTTAGAAGACAGAAAATGCTCAAAAAACATTTTTAAACCGAATAACTATAAATATTCAAAACAAGGTGCTGTGAGTTCTAGTAACAGAATTCTTCAATTGAATGTAGAAACTATAAACAAAAACTTGTCTCAAATAAAAAAGGGATTAAATAATAAAAATAATTTATGTAAAGATTATTGTTATCATCCTTACAAATTGTAATGAGGTATAAAATAAAGAAAATATAGAAAATAAATAAAATTATAAGCAATAACTTATATATAATAATTATATCACAAATGATACAAATTATTGTAAACAACAAAAAAGAAGAGGATATTTCTTCTTCTATCAATGTGTGGTTTGATGACACTGCTTCAATGATAAAACAAAAGTTATCATCAATATTAAATATTTCAATTGAAGAGATGTATTTGTATTTGGAGACAACATGCACACTATCCCCTCAAACAGTATATTCACTTTTATCAAAGAACAGAAAAACAAACGTTACCGTGAATTTATTGAAAGGTTTTGTTGAAAACATGAAAGGAACAGAAAGAGAATTGTATGAAATAAACGAACTAGATAAAGACGAACAAGTTCCATATGATTTTTTTGAGAAATTATTTACAGAAAATAAAGAATATGTAATGCAGATTCCATTTGGGTTATCTTTTGGACTAGATCCAGTTAATAGTGATTCTAATGTGGAAAATATAATTCTCCCTACAAATCCATACAAAACTAAAAGAATACTTAGAAATAAATTTTTGGTTTTGTCAAATAATGAAGAAACTCTTATTTCAAAATTACCAAATTATTTTAAGGATGTTGTTATAAATGTATGTAGTGCAATAGAAACAATTAAATCCCATAAATATGTTGGAGTAGGTGAGTTAGTATCTCTTTATTTTCCAAAATTGTCATCAAAGTTGCCATCAAGATTAGTAGCAGACTCAACCTCATCTGATTATATAGATGCAATAATATCTCTTAGAAAGGATTTGTTTACTCAAAGTGAAATATTGTTTAGATCAAATATAAAATATTACAAAAACATTGATTTTTGGAATAATGTAAATATTAATGAGGTAAGTTCAGAAGGTATAACTAGTTTTCGATTATCATATTTGTCTACACCAACTTTAAATTATCCTCTTCCGATTGAATATATATTTAAATCAATACATGCAACAGAAAGAATGCCTTTTATTCGTTATGTAATATCTAAAAGAAGAGAACAAGTTGTAAGACTATATGCTCCGGTTGAAGCAAAAGATGATAAAAGAGTACCATATCTACCTAAATCCTTGGTGAATAAAATTCTTGTAAAGAGTAAAAAGGTTCCGGGTGTGGGTGTTTTTTATCAGGATCCTTCCTTGGGAGAGGATATATATATATTTATAGAACTTAAAGAAAATGGAGAAATCCAACTTTATTTGGAAACAACAGATAACAATCCATTTACAGTTAGTAATATTGGGTTGCTAGAAAATATAATCAATGATTTTGTATATAATGTAAATCAAATACTAAAACAGACAGATATTATTCTTGTTCCTATAAAAAACATATTTCAAAATTCACAAATCACTGCAGTAGATTGGATATTGTATTTCCCTTTTTTGAAACCTCCTTCTGATATTATAAATAATACAAATACAAAAATGGGGTCATCTGTATTTTTAACAGAAAGCGTAATGAAAAAAGAAAGAGGGAAAAAAGAAAAAGAAAAAGAAAAACCTACTAAGTTAAAAACAGAAATGGAATTTGTCTATTCAAGAGTTTCTAATTTTAGTGTTGATAATCCAACTGAATTACAAACTCATCTTAATGTATTTTATTCGGTTGACACTCACAAAGTTTACATGAAGATAACCAATTTACCTAATATAAAATACTTGATAACTGTTCCTTTATATGTAAACCAGTTTAGGAATTTATTAACAAACAAAAAATTAGAATCCGAATACAAATCTGTTTCAAATTTATCTACATATGGATACAATAAACAAAAGGGAGAAGAAGAATTTCAATCTGAATTATTAGAAGAACTGAAAGAAAAAGAATCTGAGTTAAATGCAGAAGATGATGCAGAAGAAATAGATGAATTTGACAAATATATTATTGAACGAATGAAGGATATTCCTGATTCTCCAAAAGAAAATCAAGATGTTGAATCAGAGTTGGGAGAATTCGAGTTAGATAATGAAGAAGAAGAAGAAGATGAAAATGATGAAGATGAAAATGATGAAGATGAAGATGAAGAATTGGGAGACTTTGACGAAGACTTGTAAACATTTTTTTAAATTATTATAATAAGAAACTATGAGCAAAAAACAAAAAGAAAAAATGGAACCCAGTAATTCAGGATATGAAGAAGAAGAATATGAAGAAGAAGGAATTAATGTTCAAAATATGCAATTAAGAAATTACTTTCAGAACAAAATAGAAGAAAAAGAGCCAAATTTAATTATAAAACAAAAACAAGGAAACATTGAATCTTATTCAAGACTATGTCAATCAAATGAAAGAAGACAACCTGTAATTGTTACAAAAGAACAAATAGAAAAAATAAGAAAAGAGTATCCAGAATACAATGATCCAAAAAATTACATAGAATATGGAACAGACCCCAATAATAAATATACATACATATGTCCAAAATACTGGAATATGAAAACAAATAAACCTGTTAGTGAAAACGAAATGATTGAAAAAAAATTACAAAAACACATTATCCCAAGAAATGCAAAAACAGTACCTGCAAATTCTTATATATATGAATTCACAAATGAAAAAGGATTACATTATGAATATCCTAATTTTATTCCAGATAGACATCCGGATGGATATTGTTTGCCATGTTGTTTCAAGGATTATGATACAAAAAAAAGAATTGAAGTGAAAAATAAATGTTTAAATAATACTGGGAATTTGCCAGATTCTTCTGAAAAAGATAAAAAAACAAAAAATAAAAATAAAATTGATCTTTCGAAAATTAAAAAAATAGAAAATAAAGAAGTCGAATTGGATGTTGAGAGTAATTCTGAAAATGCTTCTGAAAGTGAACATAAAAATTCAGAAAATACTATAGAATATGTGAAAGGTCCAGACAAATTCCCTTTAGATTCTGGAAGATGGGGTTATTTACCAATTTCTTTACAAAAATTATTGGAACATGATAACACCCAATGCCAAATCAGTAACACTAATTATAACTTAAAAGTCGGACATCCATGTTTGTTGAGACATGGTATACCACACAATAAAAAACAATCATTTTTACAATGTATTGCAGATGTATTTGATAATAAATCAATAGATCAACTCAAAGAAGATTTAGAAGAACATTTGAATTTGGATGTCTTTCTTATGATGCAAAATGGTAATTTAGTAAATGATTTTTATAATGATCCAACACACGTAGTATCTCAAAATAATATGAAAATATACAAAACTAGCAATTTTTATAATAAGAAAATATACAAAAAAGACAAAGAATATTTGGAATTGTTTTACAAGATTTGTGTTTCTAGAGATATATTTGTAGATTATTTAATGTCTCCTAATAGTGAAATAGATCACACATATATGTGGGACATAGTATCTTCTGCATATGAGGTCTCTATTTGTATATTTGAAATACCAGATGATGATATAACAGACAATGTAGATGTTCTTTGTCCTACCAATAATTTCACAAAACATTTATTGGCAACACAATATAACGATACAATAATAATATTAAAAAAAAATAATTTATACGAGCCAATTTATTCTTACACAAAAAATTCAAAAGGTAATCCTGAAATTGAAAAAATATTTAGCAAAAAAAATCCGACTGTAAATAGTGTTATAAAAATATTACGAAGAATTGAAAAATTTAAACAAGAGAAATGTAAACCAATTAATTTATATAACATGACTCCTCCAGTTCACATTAAAACAGCATTAGATATTTTAACACCTCCTAATTATAATGTAATAGCTCAGGTTGTTAGTTATAGTGGGAGAGTTATTGGGTTAATGGTTCAAAATAATAATAATATCACTTGTTTTTTACCGATACAACCAACAGGCCTTCTTGATAGAACTAGAAATGAAAAGCAACATGCATTATATAAACAAATAATAATAGCAACAGACCCCGGAATACCAATACCATACAAAGAGACTTTGGATTTTTATAATAAATTATGTAAAAATACGAGAGGTAAAATACCATGTAAGATAGCATTTAAAGTGGTTGAAGATGAATTCGTTGTGGGGTTTATTACAGAAACAAATCAATTCGTTATGATAGATCCGATGGTTCCATTAATATCAACCCAATATGATGAAATACCAGTATTAAATGAATTAATAACTTCTCCTATGGTAGACAAAACTATTATAACACAGAATCCAAATAATGTAGATGAAAAGCGTAAAGAATATGTAAATAATTTAAAAGAAGATAGTTTACAATATTCTCTTTTTGTGAACACGATTAAATATCTCCTTAAAAATCAAAGAGATATTAAAGATGTTATTTTTACAATGATAAAAGCTAATTATAGGGATGATATAATCACTCTACTTAAAGATCTATCTTCGGATAAAATTGTATTTATAGATCAACAACAATTCCCTATTCCTTTAACAGAATTAAATATAAGAAACGATGAAACAATATATTTATTGAACAAAGATGATAACGAAACAAAATATTATTACAAAATATCAGATGATTTAATGCGTAACACTAGACTACAACGATATTTGTTATCTTCTATACCAATTGTTATAGACAAAGACAATTATGATATTAATACCGATGAAATTATTTTAAATGAAAGTATGATCTTAGATTATTATAATGATATAACACCTTCTGCAAAAAAACCGAATAAATATACATCCTATGATGAAGCTCAACCAACTATATACAAACAATTTGAAAATATAGATCATTATAGTTTTTACGAAAACGAAAGAAATACAAAAGAATGTGTTACATCCTTCAAACATTCCAATTTTCACGGAGAACTCACAAAAATATTTTCTCCAAATGAAAATGAACTAACAAGATTTTCATGTTCTTATGGCTTAATTCAAGCAATTATTCCAGAAAAAACAAGTGTAAATGATTTGAGATATTCATTAATAGAAGAATACAAAAAATATAGTGGATATCAAGAAATAATTTTAAAAATATTGAAAATTCAAGGGAAAAAAAAATTAATAGAAGAAATGTTTACAAAGAAATATTCATTTGAAGAAATTATTTTTTCTACCAATTATTTTTTAACAACGTTAGACATTTGGCTTTTGTGTCAACATTACAGAATACCTTCGGTTTTGTTAAGTAACAGAAAAGATATGCGTTCAAATTTAATGGAAAGTGGTTATAAAAATAAATCATTTGTTTTGTATGGAACTCCAATGGACAAACTATCTTTCATTATTGTTCCCGGAAGGAAATTAAAATATAACTCATTAAGATTAATGAAAAAAAAGAATGAAGCCAATGTATTTGATTCTTATTTTTATGAACCACATGATTTAAAAGAAACCGATTTTTTAAAAATTGCATTTTCAAACATAATTCCTGTAGAAGTTATGTTAGAGCAGTTTGAACAAAATGTAAGAAATTATAAAGAAGATAGTTCTTCAGATGAAGAAGATGAAGAAGACGAAGAAGACGAAGAAGAATAAATCTGCAAATAAATATTAAAAAAAATATTTATTTTCATATAATTAATTTTTATGGTTGTATGGTTATATGTTTATTTTAGTGAGACCTTACAACACATTTATAAACGGATATCATAGTCATCGTCCAAATCCAAGTTTTGTACTTTTGTAATTTGATTTGCATAGTTTGAAATTACAATATTTTTAACATTACATGCATCTCTGTGTGTTTCTGTTGACAAAAGTTCTCGTTGTCTATATAATTCTTCTTCTATTTCTTCTCTCTTTCTCTTTTCTTCTTCTGTTCTTTCTTTGATTTCAATATTCTTAGCGTTTTGAATTTCTTCTTTTTTCATTTTTTCTTCTTCTTCCTTTTCTAAAATTGGAATCATATATTCTCTATATTTTCTCGAAAATACAACATGTTGATCAATGTCAAACATAGTTTGGAAAGAACTTGTTCCATAATATCCTTCTTGCCCACACATTACATTAGCAGATACTCCTCTCATGTTATCTAATTCACCATGTCTGGCTGCTTTTAGCAACATTTCTGGTGTTTCTTCAAAAGAGGCTTTAGCAATAGGTCCAATATTGTCTTTATTAATTCCGAATCGGAAAATAGATATAAGTTGGTTTGAGTATGTCATACGATCGCAAAGGATGCTGTAGTGATGAGAGTTAATATATGTTCCATCAAATTCGATTACCTCCATAAGTTCATTGTAAATAGTCTGTCTTGCAGCTTCGATGCCAAGTGTGTTGTATACCTCAATAATATCATTGCTAATTGTTTTGTATACATCAATGTAATCCAAGCCAAGAACTTCCATCATATTTGTTCCAACTGTATCTAAAACCCATACATCTTGTTGAGTATATATTCCATCAGCCTCGTTAACAACTACATCTTTGATTTTACGCATAATAACTCCATTTAAATTTTTTACACCCTTAAGAATGGTATTAGTAAGAAGTTGATCTTGAAAGCTTTTTAAGATATAAATTTGATCTGATTGATCTAGAGGTTTTTTAATTGTTTTATCCTCTACAACATTTTTCTGATTCATTCCTTTTGTAGCCATTGAAAGTCTAATTCTGAATATTAGTTTGTCAGAATTGTAATCTGAATAAATACATCTAATGGTTTCTTTGTAATTTTGGTTGAGCGTGAAATTAACATCTTCCATGGTTATGTTTTTATCTAGCATTCTTTTATTGTCCAAACTAAGTCTAATAATCCATTTGCTGTAATTACCTCCATCAGAACATCCAGACCCCATAACATCTTCCATCATTGATTGAAATTTTTTATATTGACTCATGGTTTCTCTATCATCTTCAATAAGAGTATTCATGTCATCTGGATCAAAGCAAATTTCAACACTATCCACAATATCTTTGAGAAGTGTATGTTCTAGTTGATGCATAATTGATGTAGCTTTTTCTTTTTTTGTTTGGTCTTCTGGTTTCAAGTATATTGTTAGAGAAGGGTTTTTGGGTTCTTCTGACAAGTCAAGAATTTCTTCAATGCGAGGTACTCCTCTAGTAACATTTGATTTTGAAGAAACTCCAGCAAAGTGAAAAGTATTGAGAGTCATTTGTGTAGAAACTTCACCAATACTTTGTGCAGCAATCATGCCAACCATCTCTCCGGGAGAAACAATGGATCTTTTGTATGTTTCTGTTATTTTTTCCAATAAAATTTTCAATGAAGAATAATCGAATTTTTTTACGAGAATTAGTTGTTTTGGTGAAAGCCAGTAGAAATACAATAATTTGAACATGAGAGTTGGTTTAGAATAATGCATAAGTTCCAAATTTGCATAAGTTCTTTCAATCATGTCATATGCATCACTTAATGTAATATCGCATTTAAAATTCATAACATTTAATTGATTTGCAATATTATTAATAATATAATAGAAAGCGACTGGACATTGAACTGAATTGGATGATGATATTTTATTTTTGAAAACATTTTCAATAATTTTTTCTCTGGTTTCGATCAAAAGGTCTGTGTATTTTTTACATGTTTCCCCATATTTGTCCATTGTTCTTTCCATTTTTTTGAATTCTTCTGGAACAAAATATTTTTTGAATGATGACAAAGATCCATTTGGAACATTAAAATGGTTGTATATTTCTTCAATGCTCATGTTAAGAACCGGATAATTTTGAGTTTCTACCTTTACAGTGTCCATTCCATCTTCTCCATATTGAAATTGCACAATCACGTTCTTGGTTCCTCTAATTGTCATATCATAATGAACTTTCAAATCTTCTAACCCTTTGATAATACGACGTTGAATATAACCTGTCTGTGAAGTTTTAACTGCCGTATCAATGAGACCAATACGACCTCCCATTGCATGAAAGAATAGTTCTGAAGGAGAAAGTCCATTGATGTATGAACTTTCTACAAATCCTCTTGCTTCTAATCCATCATCGTATTTAGTGAAATGTGGAAGAGTTCTATTTTCAAATCCGTATGGAATTCTCTTACCATCTACGTTTTGTTGTCCAACACAAGAAATCATCTGTGTAATATTAAGTTCTGACCCCTTACTTCCCGCATTAACCATTGTAATAAATCTATTATTTTTATCTAAACTCTTGAGACCGGTTCTTCCAGTTTCGGCAGATGCTTGTTTTACAACTGCGTCCATTTTTGCTTCGAATTCTTCTTCATTTGTTTTTCCACTGTTATTTTCAAAAACTCCAATATGTACTTGTTGCTGGATTGATTTTGCTTCTATTTTTTTGGATGTAAGAATTTCGATAATTTTATTGTTAGTATTGCTGTCTGCAATAAGATCGCTTACACCAACACTGTATGAGCTAGTTTTCATATATTCAGTAACAATATTTTGTAAGTTGTCTATGAAATCAGATGCATGAATATTTCCAAAATCATTGCAAACTCTCTGAATGATGCTTTTGGATCCTCCTCCGAGAGTGCTCTTGTCTAATTGTCCTCTATAGAATTCTCCATTTTGAATATCTACAACATTATTTGATTTTGAGTAATCTTCGCTATCAGAATAAAACTTTGTTTTATAGTCTAGTGAAATAGGAGGCATAATTTGAGATAAAATTTCGAAGCTGGATATTTCTTTTTTTGCAGGGTTTGTAAAGTCGTAGTTTATTTTTGGGAAAGACATAAGTAGGTTCATTGCCTCTTTTTTGTCAAATTTAATGTTTGGTCTTGTGAATTGATAAGATCCCAACATATTGTCTTGAAATATTCCAATGATGGGTGAATTGTTTGCAGGACTAATGATTTGATAAGGAACTGCCGCCAACATTTTAAGTTCAATGTCTGACTCAACATCTTGTGGCATATGAAGATTCATCTCATCTCCATCAAAATCTGCATTGTATGGTTTTGTATCAGCTACATTTAATCTGAAAGTGTCTCCAACCTCCAAAATTACAGCCAAGTGACACATCATACTCATTCGATGAAGGGATGGTTGACGATTGAAAAGAACTGGATCTCCACTAATCATATGTCTGTGAACAATGTCTCCCATTTCTAATGAAACTGTTTTGCGGTCAATGTATCTAAGATTGTAACTAACTCCATTTTTCTTTTCGACTGTTTTTGCTCCGGGGTATCCATCTGGTCCTGTTTGAACAAGTTTCATGCAAAAATCGTAGTTTCTCTTGTTAACCACAACCGGTTTTGTAAGGTTCTTTGCAATTCTGATTGGAACACCTAGTTCTCGGATAGATATGTTGGGTTCAGCTCCGATGACGGTACGCGCGCTGTAATCAACTCTTTTTGCCATAAGATTTCCACGAACTCTTCCAGTTTTTCCATTTAGTCTTTCTCCGATAGATTTGAGAGGGCGTCCAGACCTTTGAATAACGGGAGGAACACCTGGTATTTTATTGTTAATTTGAGTGCATGCATAGTATGTAAGAACATTTGTCCAATCATCAATAACATTTTCTGAAGCGTTGCTCCTTATTTTGTCAAAAATTGTTTTGTTTGTCTTTACAATATTAACTAGTATATGAGTCAAATCATCTTCACTCCTTTGTTGGCTGTCATTTCTAACAGATGGTCGAACTGCAGGAGGTGGTACAATCATAACTTGACAAATCATCCATTCTGGTCTTGACCATTTTGGGCTGAACCCCATAAATGTAATATCGTCGTCACTAATTCTCTTAAATATTTTCAAAACAATTTCAGGGGTGCATTTGATTACAATGTTTTCTGCATCGGGTTCGTCGCTGGTATTCTTCCATTCTGCATAAACTGTAGCGACATCTGTTTTCTTAATTTTTAGAGGAACAAGACTACCACAGCCATCCTCATTTTCTTCCCCACACCTCTTTACTCTTTCACATAATCCGCAAACATATTTCCAACGAGCATCTGGCAACATTTTTAGAGCATGTTTATATTTTTCTTTGCTTATTAGAAGTTTGCTACATTTAAAGCAAACACATTTCATAATTTTTAAAACAGTGCTTAAATATTGTATGTAGAATATTGGTCTAGCGATTTCCAGATAACCGTGGTATCCCGGTGTCTGCATATAGTCTAGTCCGTCAGTTGGGCAGACTAACCCATAATCCAAAACACCCATTCTGGGATCAAACAATCCTCCGATTACTGGTTTGTTTGACACATACGTTTCGCGATTAGTAATTTTTGCAACTCCATTCTTAATATCAGAGGGAGGGAGAACGCTGAATTGAATTCCAATAATTTTAGATGACATTTGTTTGTTATATTAATGTAATAATATATTAAATCAATTTTTATATATTATTGGCGGAAATACTGTAAAATAATACATTCAGATTTTTTAATTGATGATTAAAGAGCTAAGCTCAAAGTGTTGTTTTTATCCGAACGAGGTCTTCTCTTACTTTTTTTTGGTTGATTACCCTCACTTTGCAAATCTGCAATATCACTTACACTAATTGTACTGCTATCATTTATATTTATTGTTTGTGATTTTTGGATTGGTGTTGTGCTAGATGTTGACATATTCACGTTTACACTCTTGGTCTTTAATCCAGATAAAATGTCGTTAATATCGCTTGGTCCTTTCATTTCAGGTCTTCCTGAGGGTTGCTTTGGAGGTTCTCTAGAAGACCTATAATTTTCAGAATGAGGATTATGTGGAGGAGGAGGTGGCATTGTGTAATTATTGTTTGAATTCATAGCGCCATAAATGTTATTTCCTCCTCTTGATTGTTGTGTGGAATTATTTCCTATTCCATTTCCAAGACCACTTCCAAGACCACCACCACCACCCATTCCCATGTTTCCATTCATTACTCCATTCATAAATCCAGCAAAGCCCGGATTAGACTGGCCCATTGTATTCACTGCAGCAGATTGGAACTGTCTCATTAAATCTGGATTTTGTCTTAAAACATCATCCATGTTAGGCATGGAAGATTTAAACATTGTGTTTGTCATGTGAACCATAAGACCACTTCCACCGAGTTGAAACAATAATCGAATCCAAGGAGAAACTTGTGTTTTATCCTTATACATTTCATATAATTCTCCAAATATATCATCATAATCTGTAATATTATCATTTACTTGCTCACTCCATCCATCTAAGTTAATATCGAATGGGTCAAATCTACCATTTAAATATTCTATACCATTCACTAAAGACAACATCATATTCGCTTGAAATTTTATTGATGTTTGTTTTGTTTTTTCTTCCATAATAGAATCATATTCTCCTTGCATTTCTGCCATAGAACTTTCCATATTGTATTTTTTTGAAAATTCAACCCCCTTTTTTTCAAGAGTTTCTATTTTTTTTAACAACCTAAACTTTTCCATAAGAATATCTTCTTTAGACATTTTTGCTTCAGATGCAACAAATGGTTTATCTGGATTTATTGGAGTATTTAATTTAGTGAATCCATCCCAAGTTTTATTTTCTCCATATGATGAATCTGCAGTAGCATCTCCTAAAGTTTTATTTACGTTTATATTGAAATAATTATCATTTGTGTTGTTTGAAGAAGAAGATGGAGCTGATGATGAAGATGAAGAAAATACATCATTATTAAATATATCTGTTTTTTCATCCGTAAGATTATTTAACTCAAACTCTAAATTATTCAGGTCATCTAACTCTTCATTTCTTGAACTTTTTCCATTTCCATTCTTTACTTTATCATTCATTAAAAATTCAAGACCTCCACCAAAATTAACACCTTTTGTTACTCCTCCTCCTCTTCCAACACCACTGTCAAAATCATTTTCATTGATTTCTGTAATTTCTATGAAATCGTCCATTATATGTGTATTAGAAGTTAATATTTTAAGTTATACGAATACACATATTAATTGTTATTAATGTACCAAATTCCTTGCAAATAACAATCGGCTAAATCATCCTTTTTCTTGTGTCCTACTAAATAAGAATAATGTGTTGGATATGATATCAAAAGGGTTTTACATATTTCTATGCTACTATTTTTTCTTTCTTTATAACTTTCTTTTTCTACATTGAAATCTTTTAGTTTATTTTTTGCAGAGATATATTGAATTTGTTGGTTTGGGTTTTTCATGATGAAATATTGAGTGAGCATCCCTTGTATTGACGACATTCTATTTGCTATTGGTTTTTTGCAGAGATATATTGAATTTGTTGGTTTGGGTTTTTCATGATGAAATATTGAGTGAGCATCCCTTGTATTGACGACATTCTATTTGCTATTGGTGATATTTGGTTTTCTATGATAATTTTTTCTATATTTTGATAATTTTCGAGAAGTCGGTTTAATTTTAATGTCATTATTCTTGAAATTTCAACAAGACTAATTTCAGAAACCTTTTGAGATGTATTTGATTCTTTTTGGGTTTCTTCTATTTTTTCCAAAATATTTGATTTTATTATAGATATATAATCCGCTTTTAGTTTTTTTGTATTTTCAATGGATGATGTGTCAATACTATAATTCTCTACAATTTCTTTCAGTTGAGTTAGTTTCATCTTTTCTATTTTTGAAGGTAAGACATCTCCAGAAGGTATGTGTAAATCACATTCTTTGGCATGTTTTAAGCAATAAAGCATATCTTTTTTTCTGTATTTTGCATTATTTTTACATTGAGAACATTTCTCTTTTTCTTTTTTTTGTGTTTTTGATTTTGAAGAATAATTATCTTCTCCAGTTTTTGAAATGTTTAACACTTCCCATAAAATAATATCTTTAGTTTCAGATAATAAACAAAGAGCTAAATTTTTAATTCCAACATCAATACTTAACAGCGACATAATTATTATATGATTATATAATATAATGATTAAATCTGTTTTGACTAACTCAAAAAAGAAAAAACTAATTACAGGAGATAGAACAAAAAAGAAAACAGTAAAAAATAAAATGTATTTACACAAACCCAACTCTTTATCAATTTCAAGAAAACCAATAATTATAAATCATTATATAGAAAATCTTGATAAAATTTTAGATAATGTTCAAACACAAAAAATACTTGGTTTTATGAAAAAAATGGTAGTTCAAGACAATATGCTTACTGGATTATTAATGATGATTCAACAAATACCAACAAATAATAACAAAACAAAAGAAGAAATAGAAATAGTAGAATACAGAGATACTCTATACAAAAATGTGATGAAGATGAAGAAATATTTATCTTATCAAATGACATTACAATCTAATATTGCAATTCTTCACAGTCATATGTCTATATTAGTGAAATTATTGGTAAAAGAAATGAATAGGGTTCAGTCTGGAGGAGTGAATGCTATTCAGTTAATTCTAAATATAATTGGAACATCACTTTTTATTTCAGCATTGGTAAACGCAGAATCAGAACTTACTATTTCTGCAAATCGTGAATTGACTGTGAATTCAGGATCTTATGACAATTATAAAAAAATGGATAATTTATTAGATGGTATTGTTGTATACGGACACAAATTTATTAACGCTGAATCAAATACCATGCCACATTTACATCAACAATGTGATGTTAATAGTGATCCAAATTGCATGGAGAAGATAACTCAAGGTTATTCATTAACAAAAGAATACAAACCATATCGTCGTAATTTGTCTACCCCTCTTAGTCAATTTTCAGAATTTGGTAAAATTGGACGTTGGAGAGGACAACACATTAAAATAATATCTAAACTAATGAACCAATTCAATTCTTATTCATCAGAATTGAGTGGAATGTTGTATGAAGGATGTTTGAAAATTGTTGATTCAATACAGAAAGAACCTCCAGAACTTGTAATTTGGAATTTACAAGAAACTTATGACAATCTGCAAAGAGTCTCCGAACAAATTGCAAAAGAAAATATTGATAATTATAATTTGAATGTTAAGAAAGAACAAGCATTGAAATATGCAAAAGAGAAAAAAGAAAAAGAAGAAAGAGAGAAGCAAGAGAGGAAAGAAAGAGAAAAAGAAAAGAAGGAGGAAGAAAAGCGAAGGAAAGAAGAAGAAAGAGAAGAAGAACATAGAAAAGAGTTACATCTGGCACGCATGAATATGCTTAAACCACAAAAATCAGAAGGTATTTTGTCATCATTTTTTGGAACACCTAGCAATAAATTAATTAACGAAGAGGTTGTAGACTATTCTGAATTTTTCCCTCATTCAAAAGTTCCCATACATCCAAGAAAAAGGGCTCACACAAAAAGAGGTGTTCTTTTATTGAATGTTTCTTCTCAATCTACTCAGAAGAACAAAGTGGAGGAAAGTGTGGAAGTTGTTTCAACAGCTTTTGAAAATCAAGTTTCTGAAGAACAAATGAGAGAAATTAGTTATGCTTTGGCTCAGGTTGGTATATTTGAAAAAGAACAATCCACAATTAATGTAAATAATATAGTTGAGGTTTACAAGATTTCAAGAGATCAAGAAAAAAAAACTACAAAAGCCCATATAAAACAAGGATCAAAGAATTATTTCAATAATTTGTGCAAGTCTGCATTTGAAAAACCAATAAGGGCTTATTATAATGAAACTACAGAAATGATTGAATTAGATATGGATACAAATTGGTATATGTTGAGAATTATCATGGCGAATCTTATGAATAATGTGGAAGAGAGTCATTCAAAATATATTGGAATGCCAATATCAGAATTGAAGAATTCCAGAGAAGTTAGAATTAAAAGTTTATACGAGTTGTCAAAATTATATGTTAAAATATTGGATGATTTTGAATATGGTCTCATCACAGTTTATAATGGAGTTCCTAAGAATTCTGTTGAAGAATTGTATTCACAAACGACTGAAGTGTTTGCATCAACAAATGCCATGGTAAAACATCAGATTGTTTCAGAAAATGCATCAAGATTCCCTTACACTGTTAAAAATGAAATTGAAATGAGTATGTTGAAGTCTATTCAAAAAGAAAAATGGAGAGACCAATGGTCAGAATTCCTATCAACTACTCAAGAGACTGTAAATAACACTATTGCAATTTCATCTGCTTTCTTGAGTCCTGTAAAAGATTGGGCAACAACTGCATTTGAAAGTATTGGTGAAATTGAGAAATCAGCAGCTTCTTCTATACTAATGAATCCAATAAAACACATAATAGATGAAAGCTTTAATATTTCTATGTCAGTTCTTGCATCAGTTTCTGTTATTTGTGTAACATTTATGATGATAATTACCATGTGTTATTACAAATTTGCAGGAAGGTTAATATTTGGTTCTATTGGGAAAAAGAAAAAACAACAAGTTGAATCAATCCAGAGTATTGAAAACATTCAAACTCCTACTATCAATCCTGAAGTTAATTTAACTAATCCTGTGCA